CCCCGCCGTGACATGACGCTGCCCGGTGTTGTGTTTGCCATGCGCCATGCCACACTTCCCCGCCTGATTCGAGACGCAGGCGCGTATAACGGTAGCGCCTTGTATCTGTTCGGCTAGGTCGGACGGCTCAATTGCAACAACCCTCTTAAAATCACGCAGGAGCGCCGTGGTCACCACGCCCCTGTGAGCGCCGACATCTAACGCCAGCGCATTACCTCGCGCAAATCTAGCGGCCTGCTCAATGTCTTTGTGCTGCCAATCGTCTGGAATGTCGTGCAGCATTAAATCACCGTCCTTTCGTAATCCTCGAAGAACTTCTTTTGACTGCGCTTTGATTCGCTTGTGCTGATTCTGTGGAATATGACGGTCTTATCTGTCGGCTTGTAGCATCCAAGCGCCAATTCAAAATACTCTGCCGGAATGTTACTTGTGATTAGATATTGGCCTGATTCCCTGAATGCAGCCTCTAGCGATGACTCATCTGAGCATTCGCCGGTCTTTTCAATCCATGCGTCAAGGAATCGCACCGTTTCGCTTGTCGGATTGAAGAACATCGTACCCACGTGCCATGTTCTTTGTCGTGTTGCGACCATGCGCCCTGCTGCAAAATCAGCATCAAGCCCATCGAAGAACTCAGGGACTTTGAGAATGGATCCGTCAACGTCGACCCACAAAATGGGTCGGCCAAAATCAAGACACTTTCGAATGAATGACGGCTTCATGCAGGTATTTTTTAGATAGCTTCCTGTCGTGGGCAGGCATTCGATATGGTAGTCCAGCCCGAGCGCCGTACATTCGCGCTTCAATCGTGCGGCATGTATCGGATATTCCCAGTCGTTCGTGTAAAACGACACAATCAGCGGGAGCATAGTGCATCCTCTAATAACATTCGCGGGAAGCACGTTAGCGCCGTCTCGCGTGTTGCATTGATAACCGGCAGTCCGTTCAAGTCTACCGCAAGTAACTCAAAATTGCGTACCCATGCGTCCGGCCTTGCCGCATTCCCTAGCCGTTTCGGATGGTCGCCATGGTGGTGCGCCTTGCCGCCTGTGTGCTGACAATCGTAACCCAGCAATATCACATGGTCAGCCCCAGCATACCGTGCAAGGTTTATCGCACCAGCGCCGGAATTAGCGTAAGGCTTCATCGCTTTACCATCAACAACGATGCTTGTGATGCCGTGTTTCTTTCCGGCACCGGCGCAACTGGTATGCAACTGCCCCCCGAACTCCTTACGCGCATCAGTCGCATACACATCCCACCAGCATAAATCCATCGCAAACAAAACATCTGCCCACGGTGCCGACTTGAACGTAGTATTCGTGACGATTACTCGCCGGTCTTTGCTGCCTTGCCGCCACGCTTTGACGGTTTCGATGTCGTCTGTGGTGAGACTTGGGCCGCTTGCGAGACAGACGACGGTGCATCCTCGCCACGACCCGACAAAGGGTTTCCGGTAATGACCTTGGTGTTATACACCTCGACAGGTACATCAATCACGCCCAATGCCTGCAACTGTGCGAGCTGTCGTGACGTAACCTTGAAGTGCTGGCCTTGCTTGATAAGTCCTAACTGATCGTGGCGAATCACATCACGCGCCACGACATCAATTAAATCAGACATAAATCCTCCTTAAAAAAATGGGGAGCCGAAGCCCCCCATCTTAAACTACAGCTTAATGCGCGCCGTAGTAAACGCCTGCAGGGCGATCAACTGCAAGGCCCAGACGTTCCTCAGCGCGGATGGTCACGAGGTTCTTTGTGAAGTCCTCGTTCACGTAGCCCATTTCAATCACAGCGCCTTGACGCTGGAAGATCGTGGTGGACGTATTAAGCGCTGCGATGATGAAGTTACCGGCAGTAACGTGGTTGGACAGCACCACGCGCACACCGAACGGAGACATGAAACTTTCCGTGCCCGGTGCGCCTGCAAGGTACTGGCCAGTGCCAGCGCCTTCGCGTGCACGCTCCATCGCGCCCCAGTCGGCAGGGTTGACGATGACGGTGTCAGGCAGATTGCCAGTGGCCCACATCTGATACTTGGCTTTGTTGATCGAGTCGATCAAGTTGTCGCCAGAGGTCGCAGTGAAGGCTGTGTAATTGCCGGACTTGGTGAGGCCAGATAGGTTAGGGCTAGTGCCGTCACCCTTGATGATCTGCATCTCTACGCGCTGTGCGAGACCATCACGCAGACGAGTATCGATGTAGGCAGCGATGGCCGGTGCATCGGCAAGCAACTGGTTGGACACTTTAATCCAATGAGCCACGGTGCGAATGTTCACATCGTAGTTTTCAAAGGTGATGTCCGATTCGTTCTTGCTTGCGCCTTGCGACACCTCGGCAGCGCTGTTCACCCATGACAATTCACGCAGAGAGTTCACGGCATTGCCAGTGACAGCAATGGTCGGGATCAACTGGCGAACCGTCAGCGGGAGGAAGTTACCGGCAATGGTGCCCGGACGCTGCATTGGGAATGCAGTGGTGCCGGTAGACAGGACGGTGTTCTTAACCTCGATACGCGCCTTCTGTCCGCCATCTTGCAAGGCTTTGAATGCACCTGACTTGATGAACTCAGCTCCGGCAGTCAAATCCAGGATGTCGGACTTGGTAGCGGCTTCGGATTTCTGAGTAATCTCAGTTACAGCGTCCTCGAACTTCTGCGCGAGGGCTTTTACTTCTGCGCTGACATCGGCCTGAGCCTTGCCCTGTTCGCCAATCTGCCCTTCAAACTTCTTGATGGCGGTTTCGATTGCAGCGCCGTGCGCGTCTAGCGCGGCTTTCAATTCAATTTCCATGATGTATTACCTCAATGTGAGCTTTTGCGTTGCGGCCTGAATGGCCAAAACAAGTTCGCTTGTGTCTTTTTTCGCGTCACGCTCACCGTGAGTCAGGGACTTGATGCGCGCCACAAGCGCCGTTGCATCAGCCCGAGAGAATCGTCCTACATCACGAAGGATAGACTCAATTTCTTTTAGCGATTCGGCATCATTGATTGCCGACTTCACACCTGATATTTGTGCAGCATTGTCGGCAGGATTCTCAACAATGCTGATTTCAATCAATTCGATCTCTTTCAATTCTCGCCGGTTTTCCTCTGGAAAATCCATTGCCGACTTAACGCGATAGCCAATGCTCATCCCCGTGACAGCGCCATGCTTTAACAGGGCATAGGCATCATCGGCAACAGAGTGGCCCGGTGTTAGCTCGCCGGTAACCTTGAGGCCAATCTCATCTTCTTCAATGGATAGCCACTTACCAATGACCGGCCCCCAATGGTTCCAGCGCAACTGTATCGGCCTATCTCGACCCTCTAGTGTGCCTTTGTATGCGCCCGGCATGATGGTATCGCCGTAGCTGTCTACGCCATTGAATACGCTCGCGTACCCACTAAACACGCCGGGCTTATCGTCTGCAAACTTGAACCGTACTGAATCAAGCGAGAGGTTTTTAATTTCCATTAGTCGGTACTCCAACTGTATCAATCGGCACCATCGCGCCTTGAATAAATAACTTGTCGCCGCCTGCTAGCTCTGGCATCCACTCTTGGCCGCGAGCCTCGTTCGGTGTCATGATGCCGCCCTTGATGGCCTTGTCCCACATCTCGATACGCTCTTTGAACGAGGCACGTAGCAACGCCTCAAAATCAAATGCCACCTCATACCTGCGCGACTCATCCTGTCCGAGCAGATGCACCTGCATACTTGCTTCGATGGCTTCAAGATATGGCCGTAGGTTCAGCTTGTAGAACGCCTGAATGATCTCAGCGGTTGAACTGCCGAGCGTTGTGCTGCCCTCGTTTTGGTTCACAAGGATGGCAGGCACGCCGAACCATCGGCATATCTCGTCAATCTGAAACTTGCGCGATGCCAGCAATTCAATATCTTCAGGGGTCATGCTGACCGGCTCAAACTTCATGCCGCCTTCCAGCACAATCACGCGCCGATCTTCGCCGCTGACAATCTGGTCGAACTGACCTTGATACGCGGCCCGTAATTCCTCACGCTGTGCTGCCGTGAGAATCTTGTCCATGCTCAGCACGCCGGAACGCTTCGCGCCGTTGCGATATATTTTATTGACCGTTGACTCTGCGGCCTGTGCGATGCCGAAGATATTGCGCCCAAACTCAAGTGGCGACCGACCGACAAGCCAATCACCATTCATGCGAACGTGCCAGACTGAATCAGCGGCCAACACTTCTGCCCCGCCATCGAAGGTATACAGGTACACGACCGAGCCATCAGCTAGGAGCTGAACCTCTACCTGCTGCGCCGCCATCGGCATCATCGAGCGGATCTTCCCGCCTGCTCGTGTCAGCTTGGCGTAGCAGTTGCCGTGCAGCACCAGGTTTGCAACCTGATATTCAATGAACTCGTAGCGCGTCTGGTAGCGATTAGGCTTGAAGGCCATGAGCATGGCGAACCAATGCGAATCATCAACCGACCGTCCCTTTGCGCTGCGTGCGAATACTTCGAGGGGGAGAGATGCGATAGTCTGGCTGATGATGCGGACGCACGCCCAGACAGCCGAGAGCTGTAGTGCCGTGTCTGCTGTGACGGGGGTTGCCGATGACTCAGCGTATCCGCCGGGGCCGGTGAGTTGCTGGCCGGTCTTTTGACTGCCGAACATCCGGCCAATCGGTGCCCACATATTTTGCCAAAAATTCATAGGCTACCGTCCCAGTGGTCGAGCTAGGAAGCTGGAAAAATCGCCAACATCCTCGATTGTTTTTTGTGCGGCCCCGAGCGCCATCGCTAGAGCAACCATGCCGTCTATGCGGCCTGTCGCCTTTTGCTTGTCGAGCTTGCGGTTGCCAGCGGGGTCTTTAATCACTACCGCATTGGCCGCACACATCGTCAGTACAGGGTGCCCTCCATGCTGTAGTGAGCAATTCAAAAGAGCTTCCTCCAGCACATCAATGGCCGGTGCCATGTCTTTGAACCCTTGGCCGAACTCAACAAGCGGTAGGCTGATGCCGTCTCGCTCGCAGTCCTTGCGCATAACGTCAATTCGCCATCTATCGAACGCGATGCCCTTGATGTCATTTGAGCCAATGATGCTGGCAATGTCTCGCGCCACAAAATCATAACCGACCGTATTGCCCGGAGTCGTTCGCAGGAATCCCTGCTTAACCCAGACATCATACGGCTGTCGATCACGGTCTGATCTGTCACGTAAACCACCTTCTGGAGTCCAAAAGAACGGCCACACTTTTGTTATGTTATCACGTATCCCGACAAGTACCAATGCCGTCAAGTCGGTACGTGCCGACAAATCAAGGCCGCCGTACAACTCGAATCCCTCCATCTCGCCGGGGTCGCCAGCGTTCTCTAGCCACACGTTCTTTGATACGAACGGGGAGAAGGTGGAGATTCTTTGGTTAAGGCATAGGTTACGGAACCCAGATTCAGCCGATGGCATACGGACGGCTTGCTTGGCCTGCTCTGCAAGATCGTCGTAGTCTCTGAAAATCCCCAGTGCCGGATTCGATGCCTTCCATCCTGACTCATCCATCAGGTCGGCTTCTTCGGGTGCCTCGTACACGTGGCTCACGATACGCGGGTCATTCGATTCCTTGGCATCGTCGAGCCATACACTGAACAGGTCAGCATCATCCGATGCTTGCGTGCTAATAGCTATCAGTAATGGGTTAGCGTGTGCGCCTTGACTGGTAGTAATAGCCTCAACGAATGCAGACTTAGGCCCACGCACCTGACCCACCTCATCCAGGATTGCTAGGATCGGACTCAAACCATGCGCCGTCTTGCCTTCAGCGGCAAGCGCCTTGTACTCCGTGTTCATCGGCAGGCCAATCAGCCTCTTTGAGCTTGGCACTATCTTGACGATGCCGGACAGCGCCGGATTCATCATCACCATCTTCGATGCCAGCCCGAACACTAGCGCCGCCTGCTCGCGACTCATGGCCCCTGATACAAGCTGGCTGTTTTGCTTTGCCTCTGGCCCTACAAGATGCGCCAGTAAGATGCCGGCGATCAGCCCAGTCTTGCCGTTCTTGCGACTGACTGACAGGTACGCTCTCCGGGTGCCGGCAGGGTTGTCGTATACGTCTAGCAGGAACTTCTTTTGGAAGTCAGCCAGCACCATCGGCTGGCCAACGTGCTTTCCTTCAGGCGAGACGCAGAAGCCCTGAATAAATGCGATGACCTTTTCGCCTCTGGTCATTAGTGTTGGTCAGCTCGCGGTGGCATAGCGATCAACGAGCCTTTCCCTTCCAATGCCTCTCGCGCCTCTTTCTCTTTTGCCAGCCCCTTGCCTTGCTCCTTTGCTTTGCCGACCTTCGCCTCTGCGTGAATGTGAATCATGCGGGACAGTGCGACTGCGCGCCGGCTTAGGGTTTCCAATAGGCTGTGCTTAGGGTTGACGATTGGGGTGCCGCGTTGGTTGTCGATGATGTCGCCCTCACCATCAATCTCAACTTGTAGGCGCTCAATGTCTGCCTTGCATCGCGCGAGGTTGGCAGCGATCTCAAGGTCTGCCGTGTCCCAGTTGTGTCTGGCTCTTGCCGTGACGATGGACTCCCAGAACGGAAGGTCACCATCTCGCAAGTGAATATGAGCAGGCGGCTCAATGGCTCCTGCCACTGCTGACGACATGGCACGCACGGCTCCGGCTGCTGAATCTGATCTTGTACGCTTTGCTGTCATGGTTTCCTCGCGCGCGGGAATGTTATGTTATAACAATATGCCTTGAGTTTTGAGAGTTAGCAATAAATCGAAGGAACCACGCCGGTCCTT